GTAAACTACTTGCTCAGGGTTGCTAACGTAGAAACCAACTTTGAAGTCTGCACGAGCGCCGATAGTACGGTCAAGTGTAGTCTTAGAGAAGCCTACAATTTGCAACGAATCAACATCACCTTCAGCATCCAAAGCGTAGATGAAGTTGTTAGGGTCTGTAAGGATAATCGTGTTAGCTGGAAGACCATACATAGGCACGATTTCGATATCCAAGAACGTCAAGTTCAATGCAGCCGTAGTGTAGTTAATTGTGTTCGCAGAAGCGGTAGCAATTCTGTAAGCAGTCGCAACGTTGTTAGAAACGAAGAACTTGTGACGTGAAGCGTTAGACAACATTTCGTCTGTAGCAAGTCCAAGTACATCGCCTAAAGTAGCAATAACGTTATTTGCGTCAACCGTTCCGCTACCACCGATAATATAATCCAAACCGCAAAGACGCTTTAGCCACCCGTCACACTTAGAAAGAATAGGGTCTTCGGAAAGCGTGTCACCTTGCCACATAATTTTAGCCAATTCTTCGTGAGCCTTAGAAGACATTTGCTGCCAGAAGTATGTCATGAAAGATGCAACCGTGAAGTCTGAGTTAGAACCTTTCGCCATTTGGTCAGCCAACCAAGACTGCTCCAACTGGTACTGACAAACAGAAGTCTGTACAGACAATGCACAAACGTCGATTTCGATAGCGGAAACCGTAGAATCTGTCGGAGTAAATGCGCAATCAGCTTCTTGAATAAGTTGGTCGAACAAAACGTTAGCAATTTTAGTCTTGTTCTTAACGCCCGGAAGAACTCGGAAGTTACCAGCAGCCGCCTCCATTCCGTAAAGACGAGCGTAGAATTCTACGGGGTTAGCCTGAAGCAACGCACTTGCGTCTACCGTCAGGTCAAATTTGTACTTTTTAGCCATTTTTCTTTAGAAAATTTACAATGTTAGAAAACTTTTGATTCGCGCTTAGTTTCATTTCGACCTCTTCTTCAGGCGAATCCTCTTCTGATTCGGTCAATTCATTCTTTAGGTCTGCGATAACTTGAAGAACCTCGGCAATACGCTCTTCGATTAGTGGAGCAACAACAGCAAGAATTGCTTCAGCATCCGTTGCGGGGTCAACCGCAGCTTCAACTTCTACCGCTTCTTCAGCCAATGCGACCTCTTCAGTAGACATTTCTTCCTCTTTTACTTCACTTTCAAGAGCAACCTCCGCTGTTTCTTCAGCCATTTCGACCTCTTGCTCTTTAACTTCAACAACCTCTCCGTCTTTTACAACGTAGATTTTGCCTTCGATTAAATGCTCTCCGTCTGGTAGTTGCATATATGTTTGTTTTTGATTACTTAGTTTAAGACCTAAAAAGCCTTCGATAGAAAAACCTACGCGACCTTCTTTTACCAATTCTTGGTAATAACCTTCGTCCGTTATTTGCGCCGTTACCATTAACGTACCCTTTGGAACGTCAATACCGAAAGTCGAATAAGACTTATCTTCTTTAGGGTTAATAGTGTCTATTTCTTCTTCGGTGAACTGAACGTAATACTCACCCATTTCTTCGTCACGTCTATAAATCTCCATAGGAATCATTGCGGGTGCAGTAATTCTATACTTGAGATTGTCCGAAAACGAAAGTTTGTTCTGAGATTTAAACGCTACACCCTTAACCAATACGGCGGGGTTTGAAGTAAACGCAATCATGTCAATACCCAACGGTTCTTGTCCGTCATTGTATTGCTCGTCAATGGTTATTTTATAGGTTGGAAGTTCCTCCATTTATATCAACTTGGAATTATCAAAACATTTTGGTTAATTTTTAAACATTTATTTTTATTTTTGACTAAAATTTAAGAACTATGATAAGCATTAAAGGACATGAAATACCCAACCGAGCGGACGAATTCACGGTGGAACAATTCGATTATCTAAACAAAATAACTCGCAACAACCTTTTAGATAATATCGAAAAATGGATGTCTAAATTTATCTATTTGGGAGTACCAGAAGAAGTATTTGACGACATGAAGTTTGAGGAGTTTCAGGAATACATCTTTCTTTACAATAATTCCGAAATGCAATTAGACAAAATCACTTCGGTAGAGATTGACGGATATACTTACGAAGCGCCCGAGCGTATCGGCGTTAAAGATTTAGGTCTAATAGAAAAGGCGTGGAAAGTAAACGCTGATAATTTCTCAGTCGAAACGTTAGCTATTCTTTTTAAGCGTACCGACCTAACCAAAAAAGAACATTACACACCCGCACACCTTAAACAAAAACAAAAGCTGTTTAAATTGCAGAAAGCAAACTTAGCAGTTCCTTACGTTTTTGAGATATTGAAAGAACTAAACAACACCGCCGAAAAACTTAACAAAGATGTTACCGAAGAATTGGAAACAAATAAAGGTTGACCAGTATGTAGAGTTGCGTTCGCTACGAGAAGAGGACTTCGGTTCTCTTTTTTTATTTAACATAGAATTGTTAGCTATCGTAATGGATACGGAAGCGGACGAATTGGACGATTTGACCTCAGACGAACTAACCGAAAACATAAACGCTTTACGTTGGATAGGTCGCGAACCCGCAGGAATGCAAAATAGTGTGATGCGTTACAATTTAGTTTCGTTAAAACGTCTTTCGCTTGGTGAATTTATCGACTTAGAACACTACTTTGCGAATGATTATATTAAGAACCTTACAAACATTTGCGCTATACGCTACAGAAAGGCGGACGAAAAATATAACTACGACCCAACCGATAGAGCAAACGAATTTAACGAACTACCTATTACAGATGTTTATGGTATTATTCCAGAGTATCTAAAGTTCCGCGAAGAATTCATTAAAGCCTACGAAAACTTGTTTATGCCCGACATCGAAGAAACGGACGACTTAGACCCTGAAGATAAGAAAGAAGAAGAAGAAGAAAAACGTGTTCAGAAATGGAGTTGGGAAAGGGTAATTTATGACTTGTGTAACGGCGACATAACCAAGACCGAACAAGTGACAGAACTTCCGCTTGTAATGGTCTTTAACTTTCTTTCAATGAAGCATGAGTTAAAAATCTAAAGGGGGCATTGCGCCCCCCTCACTTACCTAAGAAAGAGTTTATGAATAAGCAAATATAAGAATTAAATCAATACGAAAACTCTCCGTTCCAAGTTCCGTTAGGGTCGCCGAAAAGATTGTATTTGATATTAACTTTCAGTTTGCTTACAGAAATACGCCCAACGTCTAAGATAGGGTAATTAGCAACCATCCACGCTAAGTAAGCGTCTACGCATTCTTGTTGAAATTGTTTGCCAAGTGGCGAAGCTAAAGCGTCTTTGGTTATGTCTTGAGGTTCGATAACGCCACCGTTCCACAAGTCCGCACCCTTATCCAAAAACATATAATAATAAATCGCGTTTATCGTAACGTAAAGTTGGTTTAGGTCGCCCGTAGTCGATGAAATACGAACCGAGTCTTTCAATGCGAAAGTATCTACTAATCCTTTGGCTTGTATCTGTTGCTGTATTGCTTTTTGTAGCTTTACCCGTGTTGCGTATTTTACTTTAAATTGCTTTGCCATTTCTTAAACTATAATTGCTGAATAACCTAAATCCTCAAATTTTAGAATGCTGTATTGCAATGCCACCGCCAAAGATTGTTCTTCACTTTCAAGGATAGCGAAATCAAAGCCACTCACATGAATGTCAGTATGAACGCAGTCACCTGAAAGATAGTGAGCATGGTCGAGATATGTCTTGAAGGTAACAGATATCGTTGTGCCATCAGCATGAGCCACGAACTCTATACGTGCGTAAACAGATGTCAGTTCAATATCAGTTCCGTGAATGTATATACTCTTACCTTCAATCGTTATCGGTTCGTTATTCTCATCCACTCCCTGAGTGTATGCTCCTTTGCTTAATAGTATTCCCATTAGTTCAGTTTTTTATATTTAAGCATTGCCCCCTTCATTGTTCTCACGGTGAATCCATTTGTACCTGCTCTGTGCTGTATGTTGAATGTCGCATTTGCGGATGTATTAAATACAGCATAAATCTTTAATATGTGCGGATTGTTATGATTCCGCATCGTATGAATTCTTCCAGTCATATTACCAGTAGATACATTTAAAGCAATATTAATATCGGTACCGCTACTTGCACAACCATAGTATAAATCAATTTCTACTGAATACATACCAGCAGCAACCGTTGAAAATGTAAAATTCGTAATATTTGTCAATCCCGTTGTTGAAATATCCTGATTCGCACTTTTGATTATTGTAGTCCATCCAGCTGGGTCTGCGCTTGTAGGCGTTGCCCATGTGTTATCCCCTCGCAGAAAGGTTGTCGCTGAAGGCGTACCCGTTGCGCTTAGTTCCGTAACGCCTACCGTTGCAGCGTCGATATTCCACACCGTACCCGATGCGCTGACTGTTATATCTCCTTTATCGCCATCTGTTAAACCAACAACGTCGCCAACGTACAAGAAGTTTCCGTCAGTACACGCCGTGTTAAATTCCGCTTTTGTACCCGTTACTTTAGTTACAGATACATCGTTAATCTTTGCATTCGTTACAGCGTTGTTGTCGATAGTCCAAACCGTACCCGAACCACTAACGGTAATGTCGCCTTTGTCGCCGTCAGACACACCGCTACCCGTAACCGTAAGATTTCCCGTGCCTTTAATGCTTTGTCCGTTAATTGTTTTAAGCGGTGTATAACTCATATTATAATCCAGTTTGCGCCGTTAGACACTAAAGTTACTGATTCGTATTGAATCAAAGTAATAGTCGTGTTTCCGTCGATTGTTTCCGTTCCGTTAGGGTCGATAGTTATAACTCCCGTGCCTGAGTTCTTAATGACGTAAGTTAACCCCGTTGGGTTTGCCGCCGTTGGTAAATTTATGGTAAAAGTATTCGCCGTGCATTCAACGATATACTCGCTTAAATCTAACGTTGTTGTAGCATTAGCAGAACGATAACTATTTATTTGTGAGCCTTTAATAAACGTTCCGTCAACATCTACCAAAACACCCTTGAGACCGAATAACCAATTAGCCGAAGTTTGAGAAAGTAAGATGTTAGACTGAGCGTTAACACCGCCGTCCGTACTTATGTTTAAATCAAACCCGTTAGTATCGTGTGACCTATTCGCGTCAAAGGTTAAGTCAGCGTTCGCGAAGTTTTCGTTAAGCGCTTCAACCGTGTATCCGTTTATCGAATCCACCCAAACGCCATCTTCGGAAACTATCTTATATTCGCCCTCTACATAACCTTTAAGACCCTCATTTACTACGTTACCAATACCCTTTACGACTACGCTTTCGGGTGACATATTAACGTTCCGTCTTTCAATGACCGAGCGCAATGATTCAAATAACGGCTTCTTTCGTGCGGGTGGCGTTAATGGTATTAAAGGTTTATTAATAAACGTAGCGAAGTCTAATTCACTATCCACGCTCATTAATTCAACTTTCGTTAGTGCGTCCGAGTTTGCATCGTAGTCGATAACCTTGTTAATGTTCCACCACGAATTATCTATTCTTATTTTATCGTTTAACTCTAAGTCGCGAATGTCGCCCTCGTTCAAATCAAAATAAGCGGTCAGCATTTTACCCGCGTTTATTTGTCCGATAGTCCTACGCCAATAAGTGTTAAAAAGGTTGTTATTGGTTAGCGTTATTCCATCGTAGAAATAATAATCACACACCCCGAAGTTAATATCGAACGTAGGGTTGTAATGGTCGTTAAAGTGACTTATAGACGGGTAGCTTACTTCGTTTGTCTGACCCGTTGTTCCGATGTCGTAGATATTGAAAGCGTCACACGTTTGCACCCCGCTATGTATAAGAATTCTTAACGCCGACTTGGGAGCGCCTAAATCTAAAATAGGAACTACAGCGTTAAAGGTAGTAACCCCCATCGGAGTAGGAGCGAAGATTAGTTCTTTCCTATCTATTCCCCTAACGTATTCATTGTCGAAAGTGAATTCTACTTGACCGTAAGTTTCTTTTACGTTGTCTAAGTATAGTTTGTTAGCTTGGTCGCTATCGTCTTTATAACTTAACACAAGTTTCTTAGCGGATAACTCAGGCAGAAATTGTAATACTTGGTCGCGGTCTTTCGCTAATTTGTACGTCCAATTCTTTTCTATTCCGCTATCGTAGTAATCGTCACGGTGACGGTAGATTAATTTGTTCGGGTTGTCTTTGTCCTTTTCGACATACAGATTAAACATCGTGCAAAGCGACTTAACAAAGTCTTTCATCTTTACTTGCTTCGGAACAAAGCTGTTCAAGTTGATTGTCGAAGTGTACTCTAATAGGTCTTGACTTGGCGTGACAATAACGTTAAACGTTCCAAAGTCTATTTCGTAGTCTATTTGTACGTCTGTTCCCAACGGCGAGTTAGTATCTTTCCAACGAACGTTACCATTTGACTGAACCAATATACCGACTTCGATAGTCAAAGTGTCGGTAGGCGAAAGGTTGGTTGCAGCTATGTTTATGGTTTGGTCAAATGTTCCTATCGTAGTTTGACCCGTAGCTAAAGACCCTTCCGCAAACTCAAAGGTGTTTATTGCTAAAGGTTGCCATGTAGCGACAACAACGTTACTTTGATTCTTTACTTGAATGAACGGACGATAAAAATACTTTCGCGTTGCTGGACTTGAAGCCATGTCCACAAGGTAAGCCGTAGAACCCGTGCCGTTAATTAAATCAAAGTTGAAGCTGAAGTCAAACGTGAAACTTAAAGACTGACCCGAGTTTATATAAAACGGAACGTCATAAACTCCCGTTGTAGGATTAAACAACGCTTGTACGTCTATGTTCTCAGTCCACCCCGTTAACGTACCCGACTGACTTGTAACGTGAACACCCGCAGCTTGTGTAAAAGTTATGTCCGTGTTTCGCGTGGCGTTAACGATGTAGTCTGTGTAGTCTTGGTAAACCGTGTCGCCGTTAAAAGGAATTATTAACTTATCGAAATAAGCGTCTTGTAGTGTAGTCCATTCGTAACTATACCCCGCAAATTGGTGTATCTTATCCCAATACTGCTTAACATAAATAGCGGGTTTGAAGTCTTGAAGAACATAGATGTTGTCAGGACTTTGCCCCATCGGGTAAACATAGCCGTCCGTTACCGTGTTGTTAAAAGAAGCCGTTACGTTAGCTGAACTATAGGTATGGTTAAACTCGCTAAAGTCCAAGTCCGTTAATTCCGCTTGGTCAATCTTAGTAAAAAAGTCGCTTTGAACGTCTTTAATCAGTACCTCGTATTCTACGTCTTCTTCGTACCCGTTGTCGCGTTGTACTTTGTTAACCGCGATTAATTGCAAATAAGCGTCTTCAACTATTGGTAACCCGTCTTGGATTACCGCACAAGGTGTTAAAGCGTTTATGTCAAACGTTCCCGCAACTACGTTAACATCGTAATAGTGGTTTAATAGATTGTGATTGTTTGCCGTGCCTATTAAGGTTATCGTCTTTGAATAGACACCCGAACGTGCTGTTAAATCCCGAACGTCAGATACGCCAAAGTTTAAAGGAAAGACCGTACCCTCCTTAACGTCTAAGTAACCGTTCTCAAGTTGAATTCTAACCATTAATTTGGTTTTGGTTAGCGTATTTAATCGTAATCGTTTTCTTAATTAGGTTCTTGTTTCGTTGGCGTTCTACTTCAAAGTCAGATGTTAAAATAATAACAGGCTGAACCGTAGAACCCGTCTTTAAAAACGTAACGTCTGACGTTAGTAACTCTTCAAAGTATTGCGCCATTTCTTCGGTCATCCAATTCGTATTTAACTCAAGTGTCTTTTCAGCATTTACTGAATACGTCTTTTGTCCGAACTCCTTTGAAGTGTAAGACCAAACGTTAGAAGTAACAGCGCCTTGTATCTTTTGGTTGTACGTCTGTCTGTTGACCGTTCCGCGTTCATACGCTCTAAGCTGAAAAGCAAAAGACCCGAACGAACCTAACCTATCTTTAAATATTATTTGGTAGTCTTCAATAGCACATCTGTTATCTATGTAGAAACGGTACTTAGCGGACAACTGCGTACCCGTGTTATCAGCATACCACACATCGTAATAAGTAGTGGTTGCTGTAATGATTGGCGCAGCGCCTACCGTGAACGTAGAGGGAACAGCCGTAGAACCTACGTTAGCTTGAAACACAAACCCCGAAGCGTTAGCAGCATAATAACCCGTTGTTCCCGCATCATTCTGAAAGTATATCCTACCAGTAGATACCGAGTTAGTACACAAGTTGAAATAGAACTCTTGGTTAGGTGTGATGTAAAAGTTATTCGCGGGTCTTGACGTTAAGAACTTATCACTCGTTCCGCTTAGAATGTACGGCGCTTCAGAGTAACCTATCCAATCTAAATGTTCAAACGCAGCGTTATAAACGTATTGGTTGTTCGCAGCAAAAAGGTTCGTTACTATGGTTGTTCGGTTGTCCGAAAATCTAACCTCGCCGTTAATAGTTGCGTCAGTTACTTCCGACCATAAAGAGTTAACCGTTATTTTGTTTAAAGCATTAACAGCCGTTACAATAAACAAACCTTCTAAATCTGGGTTCGCTACACCTCCGTCAGCTTGTGCAATTACTACACGGTCGCCAACGCTAAACGAATGATTCGCCGTAAAGGTTATTTCGGTATAACTTCCATCCGCTACAAGGTTAGCCGTCCAACTAAAATAAGTAACGTATTCTTCGCCTATCTTCAGGTCATACTTATAAAACGAATTCGGCGCAGTTGCGTCTTCGGTCGGTTGGCTAAAGTCATATGATAGTAGCGACTGCATACGCTTATAAATATCTAACTCCCCGTAGCCGTCTGAATATCTCGGTAGCACACGGTAACGTTGGATAAGGTTAGACGTGCCGCTTTCGTAAATGTCGAAGATATATTTAAACCCATCTTGATTCTTGTTAGTAGAATCGTAGATGAAGTTTAGCGGGTTATACGCTGGACTAAAATAAACGGGTTGCGCTATTAACGAAATTGCCATTGTTAAAATTTACCGCCTGTAAGACTGTCGATAATTGCTTTTAGCGCTTCGACTTCTTTAGATAGTTCGCCAATCGTTTTATAATTTTTGGTCTTCTTGCTCTTAATCTTTGACATGACTTTTATTTATATCTTAACTTGGAATTGTGTTCGTATTTTGGTTAGAAGGCCACATACGCATCGTCTGTATAGTACATTTCTTTTATGTAGTGTGTCGCATACCTTACTGCGTCCATTGCATCGTCAAACAGCTTAACGGGTTCGTCCGTTATTGTGTCGCCTACCTTTTTCCATTTGTAGTTATCGTATTCTTTTTTTAGTCGCGGGTCGTCCTGACAAAACACCCCAAACGACTTAACGTTATCAATACCCTTTTTAACTACCTTGTTTGCGTTGCTCACATTGTAACCCGCCGTTTGTAGTTCGGCGATAATCTCAGGTCGTGCGTAGTCCGCTAAGATGTCGTCAGTCTTTGATATGCCTAAACTATTAAACCTTTCGATTAACTGAGTAGTGGTTAGATATGATTCGTAAATAACGGGTTCGATGTAAATATCTTTCTCATGCCAATATACCCTAACCAATGCAGTCGGGTGGTTATACCCGAAATCGAGTCCCATTACGTAATTCTCAAAGCGTAACGGCTTTTCACGAACGAACTGCCAAGTAGAATAAATGTTAGACTTAGAAATAGCCTTTTCACCTAAAGCGTAGATTTGGTAAAGCGCCTCATCTGTTCGCTTTAAATCCTCTATCTGGCGTTTAATGCTTTCGGGTAAGAACGGGTTATCCTTATAGGTCGATTTGATTAAGACGCTTTCGTTTTCTGGTAGTTCGTACAACCAACTTGTAGATTCAGACGGGTTGTAGTCAAAGATTAATTTACCCTCAGTTCTCATGTTCAACTGCTGAAAGTCTTCAAACCAAAGTTCGTTCGCCTCATTGCACCAGCCTAAGTCGCGTTTGCGTCCTCGTATCTTTTGTTCATCGTCAACACTAAAGAACTCTACTAACGACCCGTTACTAAAGCGGTAAATGTTTTCGCTCATGTTGTGGTTCGTCTTTTCGTAGATGTTAAGGTCGCGCATTATCTCAAAGAAATCACGCATATGCTCTCATTCGTTAACGCTTCGTAGTTCCGAGCAAAGATATTAGTCGCCTTTATCTCCACTTATTAGGTCTTTAATTGGTAAAAGGATTCCTTTACTTGTATTATTGTCACCCCCTAAGACATCTCTATTCGTGCCTATGTATTTTCTGCATATTGCTTTTAATTCGTCTTTCGGTAGGATAATAAACCTATTCAAAATTACAATACAATAATACTCGGCTTCGCTTGTGGCTATTCCTGAACGTTTGCCCCTACTCTCGTATTCTATAAAGACGTTTCCCGTAATGTGCGCTTTCTGGTCGCTCTTAACTTCAATCTTTGAACCAAGCAAAAAAGCAAGTTGTTCTTCTGCAACCTGACCTACTCTTAAATCATATTTGAAGTCGGAGTTAAACTCCATCTTTGTTATTTACTATTGTAACCTTAATCTCGTTTATCTTATCCCCTCCCGTAGTTAAGTCCGTCTTTTCGGTGAGTCCGTTTAGACGTGCAACAATGTTCTGTTGATACTGACCTACTAACGCCCCTTCTATTTGGTCGTTGCGTATTTCTTCTTTAATGCGCGTGACGATGCTTACATATTCAGAATAAGAATTATCCACATTATACCAATATCGGTTAATATCGTAACCCGACTTATTGCAGTATGTTTTGAAGCCGTCTATTGTTAGCGGTGGTGTGTGTTCTTCGTATTGTACGCCCTTGTTTGTAGCTTTTGGTATTCTTCTTACTCGGCTTTTAGTGTCTTCAGCGTATTTTAAGAATACTTCGTATAGCTTTTCGGGTGTTTCTATGTATTTGTGTTTAGCCATTTGGTGTCCGTGTTTTAGTCGTTTGGGTTTGGTTTAGGCATTTGCTTGTGGTTGAAAATGTGAAAGGAAAACGTCTTCGGTAACTTCTTCAAGCGCTAAGTAGTAAGGCGCATCCGTATCGTAAATGATAAAGTGCGCCCCCTCTACGCGTAGTTTTATTTTTAAGTAGTGGCAGTACTCCCGCATTTGGTCGCCACAATCTATAATGTAAAACCTATTCGTCTCCATTAACTGACGCGAAAATGTTAAGGGTGTATAGAAGTAACGAAATACCGCCTATGGTCATTGCTGTATTACCCATTTGGAAAACTAAAGCGCACCCAAACAGAATTACACTTAGCATAAATAATACTTCTCTTAGTTCTTTCATTTCTTTCTTCTTGTTCGTTTTTTCTTAGGAGTCTGCAAGTCCAATATCTGTTCTGTCGGTTGGTTCATGTACTCCTGAATAATGTTTTCAGCGTCATGTTTTTTTGGGTCGTATTCGCTTTTCACCTCTTCAACAAAATACGAAAGGTCTACATAGTGTTTAGCCTTTTCGATATGTTCTTTAGTGATATCCTCTACCCTTATTTTCATTGTTGCCTGACCTACTCGATATTCGATTACCGTGTTTTCATAGCCTTTCTTCGGTTTCAACATATTCTTTAAATTTCGTTTTTATCTCATTCATATAAAGCCAAGCACTCGTATCGTCTATGTTAAAGTGTTTGGCTAAATCTCGTTTAGTGGTAACGCCTTTTTCAACGTAGACATCCCATATAATTTGGTCAACACGGCTTAAAGTGGTTCTAAAGTCGTTTAAAAGGATTTTAAAGTCTATTTCGTCCGTGAAGTCGTCACAAATAATATAAGGAATTGTGTCAATATCTTCATGCTTTCGGTTTAGTTTATCACTTGCGTAATTAGTGACAGACTTGGAGTAGGTGAGTTCCGTGTTTATGTAGCTGAATGCCCATTTTGGTACATCTTCTTTTGTCATGTCCTCCGAGCGCTTTAAAAGGTACAAATAACAATTAGACACCACAACGTCAGGCTCTACCGTGCGCCCGTACGTATAAACCCAAGCCGTAGTTATCTCTAAGACATTAGAATAATTATCCGATCTATCCATTATTTCTACCTCGACCGACTCCATAGCTGGTTAATCAATTCAATGATGAAAGTAAGGAAAGAAGCGGTTACGGCTAACTCAAATGAAGCTGTATAAACTAAAGCGCTCCAAAATGTCATACATTGCCAACAACTAAACGCGTTAAAGACGTATTCCAGTACGGTCCATTCGGGTAGTTTGGTTTGAAGATAAGCTAACGCCATGTGCAACGGTTCAAACTCAATTAAAAACCAACCTAACGCAATTAAAAAAAGTAGTTCCATAGTCTAAGTTTTCGTCAAAATTACGATTATTTTCTAATCATTCAATTTTCAAACCGTAATCGTCAAGTAATTCCCGCAACTTTTCGCGTACAGATTCGTAATGGTCATAAATTTCCGAAGTATGGTTACCGTATTTTATTTCGCCTCTTAGGTATTGGTCGAACTCAAAAACAACATTATACCAATTATTAGCTTGTAAAGCAAGTATAGCGTCTTTTTCTTCATCGAACTCTATTGTTACTTTCATTGCTCTTTGATTACTTCATTAATTTTCTCGTATGTATCTAAACGCGGGTGCATCGTTCCTGAAGCGTAGCCTTTAAGTTGGTGCGCTTGTACCTTTACTTGTTTGGTCAACTTAGTGACCCCGTGTTTTTGTAGGTACTCAGTTAATCGCTGTTGAAAGTCTTTCGTTATCATGTTAAAAAGGTAATCCAGATTTGTTATCCTCTTTCTTCTCAGGTTGCCAAGTGTCGACGCTTAATGCAATGTCTTTTCCGTATTGGTCCGCTTCTTTCTTATCGTTTACGTTTAGACGGATGTATTTCTTTCCGTTATACTCAAAGATATGTTCTTGCGGAATATCCGTTAGACACAAAGTAATAGCGCGTAAGTTGTCGAATTTTTTCTTTCCGCTACCTACAAAAATTTTCTTTTCCATTTGTTCGTGTTTTAAAAGTGTGCGTTACGGATGCGCACCCCCCGTTAAAATTAATATCTAAGGCTTATTTTATTTCTTGAACGATAGTTGTAAATGTCTTCAATTAAAGTTCTGTATTGGTCACGGTTAGCACAATCGACTAACGCGGTAGGTTGAATTCTTAATTTGTGCATAAACTCGTTAAAGTCAAAATTATCATTATTAAAAAGTGTTATCATAGAACCTACAAATGTAGTTCTATTATACCCTTCATAATAAGGCTTAATCATTCTAATCTTATTAGCCCAATCTTGACCGAGTTCAAAGTCACGACCAACCCAAGTTCCCTCTTCAAACACTCCATTCGACATTGTGTTTTGGTGATTTAATTTAGCTGCGCTAATTGCAGCCGAACCACCAGAACTATTGGTACAAAATGAAACGCAGCTTTCAAAAGAGTAGTCTTCGTTTTTATCAATAAATTTTTTGAGTTTTACATAAGATTGAATACCCATATTTGCATAACCTTCCATAAAATCTTTCTTAGTCCAGTTCTTTTGGTTAAGATTCAATGTGTGTACTTCTCTTAAAGAATATCCATCTACGACTATGTAATAAACAAATGATTCAGCTTGTTTAGCTGCCATTAATCTATGTTGACCGTCTATGACTTCCATTCTTTCATTTACAAGTATCGGGTTACATTTCATGCCATAAACACGGATAGACTCTGTTAGTCTTTTTATGTGTTGTAGATTTGGAACTCTGTTACCGTCAATCTGTTTGAACACAGATAAATCATTCGTTCTGTAAACCTTGTTTACTTCTTGTCCTTTTTGCACTTGGGTACTATTCTTCGCCATTGGTGCTGTTGCTACATTAAACATATTCATCGTTTTAAATCGTTTACTAAAGTATTATAATACTCCTTTGCGTCCTTTATTTTCTCTATTATTTTATTAACAGACGCATCCGAATACTCTATTTTGAATTCTTTTACTCTTAGACCTTCGGGAATGTGACCGAATTCGTGTTTTGCTCGTACTTCCTTTTCCGTTTGGTCGCTAACTTCTAACTCGAACTTCTTCCAACTTGTTCTTCTTATTTCGTCTAAGACGATATCTTCGGGGGTATCTACTAAGCAATATACAATACGTCCGTTTTTTCGTCCAGTTAGCCACATATAACCGATTAACTGCCAATAATAATTCTTTTCGGGTAGTTCGTCCGCAAACCAAGGAAACGTAGTGCCATCCCAAGACGTTTTAATGTCGATAATTTCATCGTCTAACACAAGGTCGGGCGTTCCTTTGATATAATCATTCTCAAAGTATTCATCGTTCTTCGTGCAAAACGGTAGGTCTAAAACACGGGCGGCTAACTCTATGGATTCGTCTTCTTGAATGTTTCCCTTATCCGTGTATCTGGAACTAAACTCTTTTTTAATGCCGTACATATCTTCTAAGACTAATTCTTGAATGTAGGTCTTAGCTGTTTGACTAAGAACCTCGGATTTTGA